TGCTATTTTAGATGCCTTACCTTCAATTTCTTCTTTATATGTTTTATTTTGTTCTTCTAATGCTTGAGTACGAGCGGTAAGCGATACTCTCTGAATTGCTTCGGATGTTGCTTTTTGAATTGCGTTTGATAAATCTTGAATAGTTGATTGTACTTTTAAATTGGATTGGTCACCTTGATTTGTTGCAGCTGCCGCTACTATACTTGTATTATCAATTTCAACTCGTAAACTTTCGGTTACAATTTGTAATTCAGATACTTTTGATTGTAAATCTGCTACTTCACTATTTAATCTAATAACCTCAACAGTTAAATCTATTACAGATTGAGTTACAGGATTATAAATTCTTCTTGGTACTGTATCTTCTAATGGAACTACATCTTGTGGTAATAATTCTATAATTACAGTATCTACCGATTTTACTAATTCGTTTTCATTATAAACCGGTCTATTTAATTTTGCCGATATTATACCGCCATTCACAGACGCTTCAAATGTATGAATCCCATTATTCTTTGTTCGTATGGCTAACGAACCACTTGTGACTAACTCACTAATAAATTGCTCATTTCGTAAACCTGTATTTGCCATTTTATTACTTTATAATATTGAATACAATTTCATCATCAAAAAATTGAGTGCTATCATTTAAATCTATTTTAAATTCTATTTTATATGCTCTATTAGCTTCCCAATTTGTTAAATTTAAATTTATATAATTACCAGAAGAATCACAACTAATTTTTGAATATTCTGAAAATGGTATAATCACATCTTCGGAATTAAAATCTTTTATTTGGTAATATGTAGTTTGTGGTAAATATTTTATATCAGCGTATTCAAATGTATTTGAAAATGTTTTTAGTGGATACATATCTCTACCAAAAATTCTTAATTTATTAATAGTTCCAACTTTATATTCTTTTTTCAAATTAGTTATTCCTACTTTAATATTTTCAGAAGTTATTGGATTTAAACCTGCTGTTGTAAACTTTTGGTCATCCCAACCTATTCTTATTTTTGGTTGATATATAGTGTTTGTTTCTTTACTAAATAATTTAACAATACCATAATCCAATGAATCATCTTCAACTTCAGCTGAGTGTTTTATTATCATACCTTCATTTGAAATAGAACCGCTAATCCATACTCTAAGCATAGATAATACATCCATATTTATATCAGCTGTTTGATAATTAAACGATTGATATGCGAATGGTGTTTTATGCCAAACTCCACCTTTACCAGCATATGAACCAGTGGATGTATTTAAAAATGCATTAGTAGGTAACCAATCTAATGTAGAATCACCTTCTCTATAATTCCAAGTTACTCCTTGTGTTGATATTTCATCAAATCTAGTACCATTGCCCATTTGCCAACTTTGAGAAATGGGATATGCATACAATGTATATTCCAATGGAAGTTCTTCACTTTTAGTTTCTTTTAAAATAAGAGTTGCTGAACTCATAGATATAGAAGTGTTTGCTAAAGATGCGGATAGATACCCTACATCAAATTTAAGTAATGCTCTAGATTTATCTCTAATATTACCATAGAAAACTTTACTAACTTCCAATATCTCATCCAATCCAGTATTTTGGTTTGGTTGTTGAAGATACACCGATGCATCTTTTGATGCTGTTAAAAAATAGTATGCCATTATCTTACTCTACCTTTAATATCTGAATCTGGAAACTTTATTTCAAAAACCGATGGGTCTAAAGATGGATATACAATCTTATCTTTAGTTGCTGCATCTATATTATAAGAATGAGGTGCATAATTACCACCACATTTATTTGTTATTTTTAACATTGGTACAGATGATACTCCTTCAATATTAGCTAATAATAATTCAATTTCGCTCAAATTTATTGTTTGATTAAATGTCATATTATCTATCGAAAAATAATCTCTTAGGGAACTTATACATTGTATTAATATCTCACTTTTATTATAGTTTGGATAACATATAATTTCAAAATCAATTCCAATATTAATAACAAATCCATCTAGCATATTAACACCATCTGTTAATATTTTGTATTCATTTAAATATGTTTTGAGATTTTCTTTAACTGCTCTGTTAATATTTGTCATATTACCATTTACATCATATGCTAACAAATATAAATTTATTGCAAATGGATTGTTCTTTTCATTTTCATTAGAAGTTTTTCCAACTAAAAATTTTGTTATTTGTTCTTTTACTTCAGCTTGAGATGGTTCTAATGCATCAGGGTTATTAACAAAACTCATCACCAAATCGGTAAATTCTTGCAAATGATTAGGAGATGCTAATATAGATGATGGGGAATTATTATCCAGTGTACCATCTGCAGTTGCATATGCTTTTGCAATTGCTCCAAATTTTGAAGGCATTGATAATGCTCTAACTTGATAATCTTTTGCAGTTACTGCTCTATTTTGTGCGGAAAAATTTGCTAATGCATTTTCTCTTATTTCATTTATACTATCACCACTTCTACCACCAGTTGCTGGAATTTCGTTATCTATTGCAATTGAATCTTTCATTCTAATATATAAAGATAATTGCTGTGTATTGAAGTAACTTGTATCTTCATCAAATTCAATACTATCTATTGTAGTTATAGAATTTGCCGGTACATTTGATATAATACCACCACCTATTAAATATTTAACAGAAATTGTTGTATTTGCAGGCGATGTACCATATGTTTTTGTTTTTAAGAAATTGGTAGGGTCAAATGATTCTTCTAATCTACTAATAGAATTTGGTAATCCCAATCCAACATTTTTTAGATTTGGAATTAGTTGTTCATCAGATGCAGTTGAATCGCCAGCTCCAAATTGTAAAGTAGTGGTTCTATCGCCATTTATACTAGTTACAAATCTTCTTGGTGTTTTTAATGTTTTTAATATAAATGGAATGGTTGATTTAAATTGATATAAATCAGGATCGTTTGCTTCAGTATTTGGCTGTTCAATGAAAACCATTTCTTGTGCTAAATATGGAACTTCATACCATTTATTATTATTTGAATCTCTACAATCTAATATTTCTATTATATTATCTTCAGGTAACTCAATTCTTTGATATGGTGAATACGAATCAAATTCATATGATTTAGTTACAACAGTACCTGCAGTTGCATCTACATACTTTTTTACAAGATAATAAGTTGGTTCTCCCGTTTGATTATCTCTTTCGTAAACTGTAATTTCTCTATTATTTTCATCTGAAAAATCTACAATATCTTTCGTTATAAAATTTATACTATTTACAGATGAACGAGCATGCATCCCAGCCTTAATCCTAATATAATATTTTGAATCAGGCATATTATTTGCACTTACCCCAATTGAAGGAACTAATTGATATACAGATAATTTTGTTACAGCTGGTGCAGTTACTTTTGGTTTATATCCTAAGTATCTAGCTAATGGTATTATACTTTGCATATCATCTGCATATAACATCAATGATTGCTTAAATGTATCATCTATATAATAAGATAAAGTATCTCCTACATAAGATGCCATTTCGATAAACATAGTACCAGGAGATGCCTCACTAAAATCGTTATATGTTTTTGGAAAATATGTTTTTGCGAATTCAATTAAATTTTCCTTAAAAGCATTAAAATCTTTATTAAGGTATTTTATATCCTTTCCTTTATTTTTAAAATTTGTATTTGTATTATTAAGTGCCATATGTTATCCGTTTATATTAAAATCTACTTTAAAACTTTGACTATTATAATTAGCTGTAAATGTAATACTGACAGATACTTCATTTAAATCTTTCATTTCATCTGTTGCTTCTATATTTATCTCATTAATGCTCAATTGAGGTAGCCAAAGTCTAATGGCAGAATCTACCGCTTGGAATATTTTATCTTCAAGACTATCATCATTTGGTTCAAATAATAATCTATGTAAATTAGTACCAAAATTGGGTTGGCCGATTCTTTCTCCTTTTTTAGTTAAAAGTAAATTTCTTACATTTGATTTTAATTGTACTAAATTATCATATGTTTGGTTAAAAGTATTAGATGTCATTTGTAGTGGCAATGATAATCCTATCGCATAATCATTTAATTGTTCAGTTGAACTATTTACTATATATGTTCCTAATACTACTGCCATTACTTCTTTTTAAATCTTTTTACAAGTTCTGAATAATCTCTATTCAATGCTTTATCTATTTCAGCTACTCCAGTGTTTACACCCAATCCAGTTGGTTGAGGTCCTTTAGCCATATCACTATACCCCATTTTTTCAGCTAATGCAGTTCCACCTACAATTGAACCCATATCACCTTGTCCAAAATTCATTGTTCTAAATCCACCATCACCTTGTGGTATTCCACCTCTTGTT